GGATGTAAAGGATGCCGAACTGAACGAATCAGTGTGGCAGGACGTAAAATACCGCTATAAAATGCGTTCCAGGATGCGAAATTGGTGTTCTGACTTTATTTCCATCGGTGAGTGCATCGCTTGCATCAAGTTCGACGAGACTGCCGGGGAATTTGAAGGCTATGAGCCTTTGATGAATGAATACGGCGAACCCTACATCGACCAGGACGGTACGCCGGTACCGGATAAGAAAAAACCTCGATTTATGGGGGACTGGATCTTCGATAGGGTCTTCGGATTCAACTTCATGCGCGATCCCGGTGCCAAGTCCTATGAGGATTCCCCATACATCATCGTTCGCAAGATGGTGAACACCAAAGCACTTCGCCGTAAGTGGGCAGACCACCCGGAAGTGCTTAAAGGGATCGAAGACAACGCGACAGAAGAGTATGTAATTTTTGATGCGACAAGGGGCGGGTATGAAAGAATCGGTGGTCAAACGATGCTTCGGGAGTATTACTTCCGCCCTAGTTTGGAGTATCCGAGGGGCTATTACTTTATTGCAACGCCTTCTGTCATTCTTGCTGAAGGAGAATTGCCATTCGGTATATGGCCAATCATCTACAAGCCATTTGATGAACATCCAGCAAGTCCGCGTGGACGAAGCCTCATCAAGCAAGTTAGACCATACCAAGCTGAAATCAACCGCGCATCAAGTCAGCAAGCCCTCCATCAAATCACAATCGGAGATGACAAGCTCATCTACTCTGCGGGTACTAAACTCTCACCAGGGGCGCTTCTCCCCGGAGTTCGAGGCATATCGTACCAGGGTGCTCAACCGCAAATTCTGCCGGGACGAGATGGCGGCCAATACCGAGGCTACATCGATGGGCAAATCAACGAACTAAAAGACATCATCGATTTCCCAGATATTGAGCAAAGTTCCACCGGGGAAGGTGGTACCGGCGATATGTGGGCTATGCTTTTCAAGTCCTCCATGCAGCGTCAGCATCTTTCGCTCTACTCGGAGAAATTTGAAGAGTTCCAGATTGAATTTGTTGAGACCTTCCTCAAGCTTGCAAAAGAGTATTACAGGTACTACCCGGATCGCCTGATTCCGATGATCGGTAAGCGGGAGCAAGTCAATCTGCAAGAGTTCTTTAAGACAGTGCCGATGCATTATAGAGTGCATGTTGTACCTCAAGACAATACAACCGAGACCCAATTCGGTAAGCAACTCACCATGCAACACTTGCTACAATACACCGGCAATAACTTAGCGCGGGAAGACATCGGTATGCTCGCAAGAGAGATGCCGTTTGGGAATACCGAGCAAGCGTTCTCAGATATGACTGTAGACTATGACACCTTCAAGAACATGGTCCTATCGCTGGAGCGCGGTGAGATGCCACACTCTACCGCCGACGATAACCACGATTACATTCTCAAGAAGCTTTCTGCCCGGCGCAAGCAATCTGATTTTAGGTTCCTACCGCAGCAGGTGCAGGAAGCCTATGCGCTCAAAATCCAGGAGCATAACTACTACAAGGTTGAGAAAGATCGCGCACTGGCAGCCGCCAAAAATGAGTTTGTACCAACAGAAGGCGCACTCATCGCGGTTGATATGTACGTCCCAAGTCCCAATGACCCAACCAAGACCCGCAGGGCGCGTATCCCGCAAACTGCACTCGATTGGTTGTTTCAGAAGTTACAAGACCAAACTGGCAGCCTAGAGCGACTCGAAGAAATGAGTGGCGGTTTGCTTGACCAGTATGGAGAGATGATGAGTGGAGGGGGCCAGGCAGGCCAAATCTCCATGAACCCGAAATTAGGCCAGGCCCGGCCAACCCAAAACCAATAAAACAGGAGTAAATTATGGGCGGCGCATACATTCCAAGAGAAGACACTTCTCACCCGACAGAGGACAGTAAATTGCAGAATCAGATCCAACCATCAGAGCCATCGAGCCCTGATTTGGAGCCACTACCTCAGCATGCGGATTCAGAACCCGCGCATGAGCCTGTGGAGGAACCCCTGTCCCCGCCCGAGGACGAATATCTGACAATGGACGAACCGAGTGGGCCGGAACCAGCACCACCGGCTCAACAAGGTGCGACCACCGAAGATTATGTTCCTGATCTCACTTTTAAAGTGATGGACCAAACGTATCAATTTGACGAGCGATTGACCCCACTTATCAAAGACAAAGAAACGGAAGAATACTTCCGTGAGATGGCCCAAAGAGCTTATGGCCTTGACTACGTTAAAGATGACCGGACTGCGCTCCGAACAGAGAACCAACAACTCATGCAGTTTCGTGAGAAATTTGCTCCAGTCAAGACCGATTTAGATTTTGCGATGGATCGGCTGAAAGCCCAAGATTTTGAAAGCTTCAAAGATGTCTTCGGTATCACAGATGAAATGGTCTTCAACTATGCGCGAACAAAAGCGCGTCTTGCGGACCCCGAGACCCCTGAAGAGTTCAAATGGACTTACCAACAGAATCGTCAGAACGCGCAAGCCAACTACGATCTCTACCACCAAAATCGCCAACTATATGCACAATCAGGTCAGGCTGCGCCGAACATTGCAGCCGAACTTGAGCAAACTTTACAAGATCCAAATGTCGCCCACTTCGCGCAGGAGTGGGATGCCCGAGCAGGCCAGCAAGGTGCATTTCGACAAGAGATCATAAACCGAGGGAAATTGCACCACATGGAGCACAAGCAGGACATAATGCCGCAACAGATCGTGCAACAACTCACATCACAGTACCCGGCACCAGCGGGGCAGTACCAGCCACAGTACCGTCCACTACCGCCACTCGTACCATTCCAGCAGAATGGGCATCAACAGTTCAATGGGGGGACGCCACCTCCGCAGCAGCCACCGACAATCGCTGCTGTTCCGTCCAGGCAAGCGCCACAGGGAAGACCACCCGTGATCCCGCATACTCCTGGTTCCGGTTCGTCGCCGGTAAGAAGACAAGTCAGAAGTATTGAAGACATTAGAAAACTCGCAAACGAGGCTAATTGACGTTCGTTTGCCCTGGCAACGGAGTGTATAGGTTATGGCTACTAATCGTAATTTTCAGGACATGCTCAACGAGTATCTCCCGAATGAATTGTTGAAAGAGGAATTGATCAAGCGCGATTACATCCTGAGTAACGTGCAAAAAGACAACAACTGGAAGGGCGGCAATCTTGTTGTACCCTTCAAGCGAAATGGCGCGACTTCGGTTAAATTCGGCGGCTTAACTGCAGCCGGAAATATCGTTCAGTCAAAGTACATTCGCGGTAACATCGCGGATTATCGTGAGTTGTGGGGCAGTTTACTGTTCGATCAGCGTGACCTTCAAGAGCACGACGGTCGTATCCCTACTTCAACCTTCCTCCGATTGTTACCGGATGAGCTTGAAGACTACATGGAGTATGTCAAAGAAGTCACATCGATTCAGTTCGGTTCAGGACCTCAGTTTGGCAACGCCACTTCCAACGGTACCGCAGGCGGCACAATCGATGTCGATAAAATCGACCGCTTCCAGATTGATCAGTTGGTTCATCTGTCCGATGACACCCCTCAAGATCAAATCTACTACGTCACCCAAATCGACATCGACAACCTACGGGTTACTTTGTCACTTACTCGCGGCGGCGCACCGGCTGACTTGTCAGGCTTCTTGCTTGCCAATTTCCCAGTGTTCTTCCACGACGGTGTTTATGATGCCGGTGGCAACCATGACACGTTCATCTCTTTCCGTCAGTCTTTGCTTTCTGCAGCTAACGGTGGCGATGCAACATTGCACGGCCAAACCAAGCTTCAGAATCCAATCCTCCAAGCGGTTAACGTAGATGGTACTTCCATCACAGCAGCCAACATCTTGGACAAGTTCTTCGATGCCTTCACCGAAGTGCGTCAACGCAGCAAGGGCCGCGCAACCGAGTACCTCATGAGCCTCAAGAACTACGGTTCTGTCATGAAGCAACTCGAATTGCAGAAAGGTGCTTTCCGCGTAGTCGAGGAGCCCAAAGAGTCTCTATACGGCTGGATGGAAATGAAGATCGCCAACGTCACTGGACAAGTTGTGAAGATGGTCGGAATCCAAGAGATGGATGACGATATTGTTCCGCTAGTCGATTGGCGCAATATTACTTTCCGCACTAACGGATACTTCCGTAAGCGCATTTCTCCAGATGGACGCGAATACTTCGAGATTCGTAACAACAACGGATACCAGTATATCTGTGACCTTTCTCTCTTCGGCGAGATGGAGTACCGGAAGCCTGGACATTCGGCCATCATCAACAACGTACAATACTAATCATGCCTGGGGGCGGCGAGCCCCCGTTTCTTAAACTTATTTTTGAGGTGAAGATATGTCATATACGCAAGCAGACAAAGTGTGGGAGGGTAACAACACCCTCGGTGACACACGCGAAGATTCGGCCCGTGGCGATAAGCTAGGCCGGGCAAAAGTAACCCTCGAAGTTCCAGCTGCAGGCATCGCTGTTGGTTCTTATGAGACTGAATTGGAGCTACCGAAAGGCGCGATTGTGCGCGAGGTTTTCTACCTAGTAGATACCACGTTCACTTCTGCAACCGACGCAGCAGAAATTTCATGGGGCATCGAGGCCGCAGAAGACCTCATGGCAGACACCGCTATCTCGGCAGCAGCCGATTGGGACGCAGGAACCATTGCAGGGGGTGGTATTGTAAGTCCCATCGCTCTGGTAACATGGGTTCTGTGCTCCGACACTGAGCGCCGCAAGCTTTCCTACGAAGTCAAAGTTGAAGACTTGACCGCAGGGAAACTAGATTTTTGGATTTATTGGGAAATGTAATAGTCGGGGGGCTTCGGCCCCCCTTTCTTGCGAGGTAGAAAATGGCTGCATCACCGCCTGGACAAAATACAGACGACCTAAAATCGCAACTGCATACGCTTACAAAACAATTCCTGGAGTATGACGCCGATGGCAGGGTG